CTTTGGTTCTTTCTTTTCTCTTTCGTGACGCTACAGTGAGCATCACAAAATCCACCCGGAAAAATATTTTTAATTATATGCAGAACACGCCTTGACACAACACACTACAGTGAGTTATACTTCAAACATCAAGAAAAACAAACACACGAACGAAAACGAGGGAAAATATATGATGACAATTAGAGATTACAGAAATGCACTTAACGAGAGAAACAGTTTTGATTTTGAATCAGTCGGCTGGAGAGCTGCACAGGCAAAACTTGAGCAGATCATCGAGACAGGACTTGAGGAAGGAAGCTACGAGATCGCAAAAGAAGTTCAGGATGCAATCTATGACCTTCTTGACTGTGGGCTGACATTCGAGGATGAACAGGTTGTAACTCTGATGGATCTCCTGAAAGAGAATGACTTTGAAGAACTCGCAGAAGAGGTAATGGGGGATTAAGACTATGACAGCATCGGAAAAGAGAGCGAAGAATTTAATCGCAGGACTTACAACATCACAGCTCCTGGATCAGTGGGAGTCAACATCAGACATAGCTGATCCGAACATCCCGACCGTGAGAGGATGGCTCATGGACGAACTGGAGAAGAGATTCCCAGAACAGTTCGGCAAATGGTTAGACAGTGATTGCAGAGACGAAGATCTCAGAAAATTTATTTACGCATAATCGGGAGGTAGAGACATTATGGCAGCAACAATTATTCAATTTCCACAGACACACAGCAACATCTTTTTGAACCTGACACAGCTTATCAATCTGGCATCTGACAACCAGGTAGTAGAGGAGTATGCAGAGATCATGGCAGTTTGCCGTGAGGAGGGCAATTTCAAACCTGGAGAAGTTGAAACGCTCCAGGAACAGATCCGAGCAAGACGCCTGGAAAATGCAAGACCGGAAGAAAAGCCGGCAGTGATTCCAGAAAAGCCGGGGCTGTACTGCTACACTCCGGAAATGGGAGAACAGAAGCCAAAGTGCCAGATCGAAGCAGAGCGGAGCTATTATGGCAGACATTACCACATCAACACTCCACTGGAGCTGAGAGGCAGAGGAATCAAAAAAGATGGTGTGAAAGAGGCAAAGAACCTCAGACCAAATTATCAGTACATGGCCGGATGGTTTGAATACACCGTAACTGAAAGAGCTTTTGAGAAGCTCCAGGAACGGTACACGATCAGCCAGGAGTTACTTCTGGATTGATTACATAGTGCCGACCGGAGGCGGCAGACCTCCGGAGATAGAGCGTATGAAAAACTTGAAACCGATGTTGCTGACAAATAACCAACGGAAAATGCACGGTTTACCGTTATGGAGAAAGAAAAACTGCAAAAAGAGACTTTATACACGTTGCGAGGCAGACGAGACAATCACGGCCTTTATTGATTATTGCAATCAGGAGTAGGAGGTGTAGAGATGAAAAAATTTAAGCATACTGAGCGGACTGTAAAGATTTATAATTCGATCATCAAAGAGTACCGGGAAATAAACTCAGATAGTGACCTAGAAGCAATCGGGATTGATTATGACGATTACCGGAGTTCGGAATTGGGGTTACTGCTAGACAGTCTGAGATTCAATGGAGAAGGGATGACGAGTAGTAAGAAGGTTGCGGAATGGATGAAGAGACATAGCTGTAATGTCTACTTGATCGGAGATGACTGGAAAGTGCAGCTGTAAAGGAGAAATAAAATGTGGAGCATACCGAATGAGGATGAATACTGGGAGCGGAGACATGAAGAGTATGAGAGAGTTCCGAAGAACTGGAAACCGGAACCAGAGCTGCAGATCCTGAGCCTGGATGACGAGCTAGATGATCTGGAAAAAGAATATGGTTGTAAGCTGGAAGATCTGAATGAGCCAGACATTGAAGATATCGTATTCCGGATCCGTGACGAATATCCGATGTCGGCAGAATATGATCCAGCATTCATGGCAATATTTTATAAAGCGGATCCGGAATGGAGGTACAACATATGGTAGAGAAAAAGGTAGTAAAGAGACGTCACAAAGATATTTTGAATTTCTGCAAGCGATACATGAGCGAGAAGGGATTTCCACCGAGCGTCCGTGAGATCGGGGACGGGGTCGGATTGAAGTCCACCAGCTCAACGTGTCATTACATGCAGGAGATGCGAGAGATGGGACTGATTATTTCAGGCCCGGAGTTTTCTCCGAGAGCATTTACACTTCCGGGTGCAAAGTATGTATTCGAGGATGACCAGGAGGGAGGCTCTGAGGCATGATTAAAAAAGTGGAGAACATAATCTTGAAGAAAAGATTGCGAAAGCGATTGGAAAAGCTAAAAAGGCAGAATGAACGCATCAGGAGGCGAGAGACAGAGAACCGGAACTTAAAAAATAACATGAGAAGGACAGCCCAGGAGTTGGAGGACATCAAAGATTCTCTGACAACTGGGTTTTGCCCGTACTGTGAGACACACAACATGTTTTCCTGGGATTCAGAGTGGGGTTTGGTTTCCTATTGCCCCCGTTGCGGAGCTAGAGTAATGCTGTGCCAGATGTGCGACAAGTCCGGATCTAGGTGCGATTATGACGCACGATTGGATATTTGCTCCGAAATGTAATATACGCCTTGACAAGCTGATCCTTCCTGAAGTATGCTATAGCAAATGGAGGAAAAGACATGGAAGTGATTGAATATATTAAGCAGACAATGAAAGAAGAGGGTGTTACTCAGATGGAGCTAGGGCGTAGAACGGGGCTAACGAGGCAGTCAGTGTTCGATGTTCTGAGTAGGGCAAATCCAAATTTTAACACCGTGAGAAGAATATTCAATGCACTAGATCGTGATATAGACATCAGGAAGAAAGATGGAAGTGAGCTGGATATTGATAAAAACTCACTGTACGCTGTTTTTGAACGGGAAGCACCTGGATTTGGAAAACTGAAAGCGATCCTGGAGGCTATGGGATATGAATTTCAGTATGTGAGAAAATAAAGGAAAATGCACTGTTTTAGAGGCATAAACGCATGCCTCTAATTTTTTTGCAAAAAATGCAGAACACGCCTTGACATAACGCACTACAGTGAGTTATACTTCAAGCATCAACAGAAAACAAATGAACGACACGAACGGAAATGGAGATAAAAAGATATGAGAAAAGAAGCGGCCAGCAAAGAAAATTACATCATCGTTGACGAGAACGACAACGTAATGTTCGGAGGACAGCACTACACAGAGGCTGGAGCTGATAAAGTCTGGAACATGTACAACGGCATCTATGAGGATGAAAACGGTGAGAGATACATCTATATCAAGAAAGTTGAGGAATGGGAGGAAACAAACATGATTAAGAGATCCAGAGCAAACAGGACAGAAAGAGCAACCTTCCAGAATATCCGGAATGAGCACAAATTTATAGATGTGGCTCATCACGGAGACGGTCACTACTACTTGATTCAGTATATGAAACATGAGACACCGAACGGAACAGTAGTGAATTATATGGGAACCAGATGCGGTAAGAAGCAGAAGTTCAGAATTGGAAAAGGGACGCTGTTAAGCATCCTGGAAGATTACAAGAAAGTTGAGGAGGACAAAAGCTATGATGAAGCATGAATTTGAGGAAAGGGTTGGAGGCGAGATCTCCGATCAGAATTACAATATCATTGAAACAGTATACACCTGGCACCCGGCAATTAACGAAGTCGGTGGAAAAGATCAGATCGCTACTTTATACAAAACCGGAGGCATGCCACTGATTAAGAGCATGCTGGAGACTGCAAACATTATGATGGATCTGGACAAAGAAAGACGGCAAGCAATGAGACGCATGGAGGAGATTCGGAGGAGAATTGAGACGGTAGCCAGTGGAGATCTGACAGAAGAACAGTGTCGGAGAGATGCAGTAGGAATGTTTGACAAGTCCAATAGTCCGGAAGAATGGGGATACGCAAGAATGTTCCTGGCAACAAAATACGGCGAAGAGCTTGCATCAGAGATTGTTGAGGAGGTAGAAGCATGAACGTTATCACGGAAAGACACGAAATCGGTATCACAATGAACCTTGGAAAATACCCAGTAATCGGGCTGGATATGGACAACAAACCTTATAAGGAGTGCGATGGTTTTATCGTCGGATCCAAAGTGAGAGTAGCCTGGGATCGAAGAGATCCAAAGTGGGAGGGGATGACAAGCAGATGCAAACTCATGGTTGAAGAAGGAAAGTACCGACTGAATAGCCACGGGTGCTGCTTATCAGCCGATTTCACAGTTTATGACTTTATCGAGGATATTGAGAACGCCAATACGCCATTAGTTCACAAAGAGCAGATTGTAGCAGTTGCTCATTACTCAAAATCAAACGGAGTGAAATTCCTCCGGATGATGAAGGTTTCTCCAAGAATCGACACTCAGTGCATGACGGTAGCAACCCTGGAAGATCTTAACGATGAAGAAATGAAGGAAGTAAGAGACTTCATAGATAGGAGGAAAAGATGGTAGATAGAAGCAATCAGAGGCTTAATGAGGCAATCGAAAATACGATCCGGATGTGGGATGGAACGATCCACGGGCAAACAATCCGGAACATGTACGAAAATGGTTCTGACTATGAAGCATCTGTGAGATAGCCGGGATCGAGTATGAAGATTATGAGGAGGAGTAAACCATGAGCGAAAGAGAATTTGTAGTAATCAATGAAGAGGCTGCCAGAACGGCCCAGAATATGATGTCTTTTAATGAGTATCAGCTGGGATCCAGAACCAAAGAATACCAGGAGGACGTCAACGAAGTATATGATCTGGCGGAAGAAGTAGTTGCCAGAAGAGGAGAAGAATACCGGGAAAGAGCCTGGAGGATGGCAACCAGATATGCAAAGAACCTGGGAAAATATTTCAACGAGGAGGCAAGAATCGGCTGCATGTGTCCGTCTGTGATGATTTCTGGAGCCGGAAACTTTCCGGTAAAGAAGAAAGAGAAACAGGTCAAAGCCTGGGGTAAAAACCATGAGTTCTACAATTACTGCCAGTCGATCCGAGGAAAACTGAATAACCTTTTGTACTCAAAAGAGGTTATCAAGAGTGATGACGAAAACGCTATTGAAGCCCTGGAGGAGAAAATTGACAGTTTGAGGGAAGTTCAGGAAAACATGAAGGAGATCAACAAGTATTACCGCAAGCACCATACGCTGAAGGGATGTGATCTCCTGACAGAAAAACAGCTCCAGAAGCTCCAAGGATCCATGGATCAGTTCGGGTATGACAGATCCCCATATCCGAGCTGGGCTTTGCAAAACAACCTGGCAAATATCAAGAGATGCCAGCAGAGAGTTGATGAACTGAAAAAGACAAAAGAGAAAGGCACCTCTGAGACGGATTATGGCGATTTCAAGGTGATTGAGAATACAGAACTGATGCGAATACAGATCGTGTTCGATGGAAAGCCAGATGAGACAATCAGAAGTACTCTGAAAGCAAATGGTTTCCGATGGGCTCCATCTCAGGGAGCGTGGCAGAGACAGCTCACATCCAATGGGAAGTATGCACTGAGAAGAGTTATCGAAGAACTGGGAGTTGAGGTGCAGGCGTCATGACGGTAAGAGGAGCGGCAAAGGGAAACTATTCCAGATACAACCAGAAGTACAACATAGGCTTCATCAATAGCGATGGAATGGAGGACGAAACACAGTTCGAGAACGCGAAAACGCTCAAAGAGCTGTCGGATCTCTTCCGGGACTTTTGCAAAGAGAACGGATTCAAGACAAATACAGTTACATATGTGGAGGCAGTGTGATTATGGCAAAGAAAATTCAGAATAAGAGATACCTGGTAAACAGAGCAGTTTACAAGGCTGTAAAAAAGTACGATCATCAGCAGTTTGAGAACTTTTGCACCGATATTTATAAAAGTGGATGGGAGGACGGAAAGGCTTCTGTAAATGCCCTGGACGTGAAGGACATTGAAACGGTAATCAGATCCGTAAAAGGGATCGGAGAGGTTCGGATCGGTAAGATCATGGAGGCAATCAATGAAAAATTCGATGAAAACGCCGGATCAGAAGAAACGGAGTAAACAGTTAGGAAAAGAGATCCGGGACAGTCGGAAGAGGCATGAAGATCTGAGAGTACACGGTGGATCCGATCCCTTCTGGTCGGATGGGGTAAACATGAATTTATGCAGGAGCCACGTCATGTACTTCCGGAAGCAAGTGGAGACAGAGCTGGATCCGGAAAATTATCCGGAGGAGTATTTCCTGGAAATCCCAGCTGAGGTAAGCGTCCATTATATGGCAGATCCGGACGGGATCCGGAGCAGGTCA